AACAACAGTTTCATTTGAAGTTCTATGATTTTATGAAGTCCTGTAAAAGAACAGGAGTTGGAGCAAAAGAATTCATTGGAAGTTCAACTGCAAAAGAGTTGACTGACTTGGTTGATGACCTGAGTAAATACATCAAAGGTGGAAAAGATGGTGAACATCAAATTCTAAGAGAGGCCTATGGACATCTTGGAAAACCAAATGCAAGAAAGATTCGAGACTACTTCAATGTAATTTTGGAGGATGCTCAGAGATACGAAAAGGAAAGAAGAAGAGGGAGACGTAAAATTACAACTAAATAAATCAAGTACAAGAGGTAATGTGTTAACACTCGCTCTAACTCTCGGCACTTTAATATCAGTGCTTTTTCTCTTTGTTGGTGGTATAATAGGATGGTTATACAAAGAACACAAACAAAGAAATGATATCTCTGAGATGCATCCTGAGATGTATGACCTCAAAGGTAACATTATTCCAGATGAAATCATTGCCTTTCGATTTGAAAACTTAAACTTTGATAGTGAAATTGACGACGAATTATGACTACAACACATCCCACATTAGGGGAAGCTAGATTACCAAGAAATCCTCTTTTAAGTGAGGTATTGGCATTAGTATCAAAACAGAAAACAAAAGCAAAGAAGATTCAAACACTTAAACAGTATGAATCTCTACATCTTAAATCTGTTTTGATTTGGAACTTTGATGAATCTGTGAAGTCGATGCTTCCAGACGGTGATGTTCCGTTTAATAAAAACGAGGCGCCTGCTGGAACCGAACACCTACATCTTGCATATGAATGGAAAAAGTTGTATAATTTTGTTAAAGGTGGGAATGATGCACTTCGACCTATGAAAAGAGAACAACTCTTTATGCAACTTTTAGAGGGTCTTCATCCAGATGAAGCAGAAATTATTTGTTTGGTGAAAGACAAAAATCTAAAGAAGAAATACAAGTTGACTCGTGCCATAGTTGAAGAAGCATTCCCCGATATACAATGGGGTAATCGAAGTTAGTATGGCGAAAACAAAAACCAGAGATGAGGTGATGGCGGAAGCTTACTGGACACCAAAAGAAAAAGAAGATTTGAGTAGTAGATACTCAACAAGTCTTATTAAAGAGAACTGCAACAGTGAGGAACTCAAAGATAAGTCTCTACCTTCTGATGCTTACATCGTGACTTACAAAGTTGGCGATGCAATTCGTAATGACCTTGTAAGATGTCATGCTAAAGTTAACATATTTGATATGTACTACGATAAATTTGGAGCGGGTTCTATCGTGAGTATTGAATATGGGCCTGGAACTGTAAGTCCAAAGACATGGGGTTTACCAGTGGCAAGCAAACCTAAAAAGAGAGTGAGGAGAAACTCATGAAAGAGGAACAACTCCGTAATCAAATTAATGACATCATTGAGGGAGAAATTCAACTTGGAATCAACGAATTTTTGGAAGAGAAACAGAGAAAAGAAAGTGATCAGGGATTGGGTTTTGTCACTCCAGAAGAAGCAAAACAACTCAAAGTTAAAGTCTTCAAAGACGAAGTTGACAAAATCATGAAACAATATAAGAAGATCAAGAAGAAAGAAAAATCAAACATATCTCAAGTTAAAAAATTAGGACTAGTCGATAAACATGGGAGGCCACTCTAATGGATAGAGAAAAGTTGAAGATCATGATTAAGGACTTGAAAAATGTTGTAAATGCGTTAGAATCAGAAATATACTCTGATACAGAGGCATACAAACTAAATCTAAATTATGAAGACATTGTTAACCAAATTACAGATTATGATGAAGTCTTTGAGGATGATGACGGGTAACAGTGATGACCCCCGTTACTCAGAAGAGAAGTTGTTACTAAGAGCAGCTTGTTTTCGATGCCTTACACACCACTTAGAAGAACATACAAGAGTTGTATATGAGTTCGCCACCATATGGTGCGATGAACATGACAATGTAGGTGGAATCGAACAAGGCTTTCAAGATTATCTCAGGTCATATGCCGAGAAGGCTTTTTCCAAGAGTTAATCTAAATAATATTACAAAACGTTAAAACTTATGCCAACATACCCTGTTATTAATAAAGAAACTGGCGAGAAAAAAGAATTATCAATGACTATGGTTGAGTATTCTAACTGGAGAGATGATAATCCAGACTGGGATAAAGATTGGAATGCTGGAGTTGCTGGCCTTGGAGAGGTTGGTGAATGGAAAGACAAACTAATCACAAAGAATCCTAGTTGGAATGATGTTCTATACAAGGCATCTAAATCTCCTGGCTCAAGAGTTCAAAAGATTAATAAGTAATGGCAAGAAAAAAAGATTCTCCCATCGGAGTGGGAATGACTGCGAAACAGATGAAGAGAAAAAGACCTATCAATGCCGATCTACTAAACAAGATTGAGCCTATTACAGATAACCAAAAGACTCTCTTTGAAAACTACAAAGAGGGAAAAAATATCTTTGCCTATGGTGCTGCTGGAACAGGTAAAACTTTCGTTGCATTATATCTTGCATTGAAAGATATTCTTGACCCACACACCCCTTACAATCAACTTTATATTGTAAGGTCTCTTGTATCAACCAGAGAGATTGGATTCTTGCCTGGCGACCATGAGGACAAGTCTTTCTTGTATCAGATACCATACAAGAACATGGTGAAGTATATGTTTCAAATGCCTACTGATGCAGACTTTGAAATGTTATATGGTAATCTAAAACAACAGGATACTATCAAGTTCTGGAGCACATCATTCATTCGTGGAACAACGATTGACCAAGCGATTGTGTTAGTTGACGAGTCACAAAACTTGAATTTTCATGAATTAGATAGTATAATAACAAGAGTGGGAGAGGATGCTAAAATCATGTTCTGTGGTGATGCAAGTCAAACAGACTTACAGAAAACCAACGAGAAGAATGGCATTCTTGACTTCATGAAGATAATCGAACAAATGCCTGAGGACTTTGCAATGATTGAATTTGATGTCAATGATATTGTTCGTTCTGGTCTTGTGAGAGAATATCTTGTTCGTAAAATGGCTATGGGATTTTAATGTTTATTGTTGAGAATCACTTAGGTGATTTAGAGTTAGAGAAAAAAGAGACCGACGGACTTCGCCTATATAAGTTACCCAGCAATGAGTGGGTTCCTTCTATCACCTCTGTTACAAGTTTCTATAATCGAGAGGTGTTTCGTGAATGGAGAAAGAGAGTCGGGAATGAAGAAGCAGATCGTGTCACAAAAGAGGCAACTCGACGTGGTACGGACTTTCATGAAGCTGCACAAGCCTATCTTGAAAACAAAGAGTTAGATTGGAATGATTACCAACCACTGACTCAGTTTATGTTTCACAGTGCGAAGTCAAGTTTAGACAAGATAGGAAAGATACACGCAATAGAACGCACACTTTATTCTGAATACCTTGGTCTGGCAGGAAGAGTCGATTGTATCGCCGAATATGAGGGCGGACTCGCTGTTATTGATTTTAAGACCTCGAAGAAGATTAAACCAGAAGAATGGATTGAACAATACTTTGTTCAAGAGGTTGCATATGCCTGTATGTATTATGAACTGACTGGAATTCCTATCCAAAAACTTATCACAATCATGGTCACACCAAACGGTGAGGTTAAGGTTTATGATAAAAGAAACAAAGGTGACTACATTAAATTACTTGTGAAATATGTCAAAAACTTTATCGAAAACAGAATGGTGGTTAATGGGTGACATCAACAAAGCTCTTAAAGAAAAGTTTCTCTGTTCAGCACAGTTTGCACAGGACATAGAGGCTATTGTCAAAGATGACAACTTAGGTTATATTGATGCTATCGTACATTATTGTGAACAAAATGCCATTGACGTTGAATCCGTGCCGAAACTCATTTCAAAACCACTCAAGGAGAAGTTGAAATGGGAAGCAACAGAACTCAACTATCTCAAACGTACCTCAAGAGCAAAACTGCCCTTATGACTGGTTTTGATTGCTACAGAACTTATCTAGCATTCAAGAATCATTTTACGAAGGATAACTTTGACTATTTTAAATATGGTGGAAAGACAAACGCAACCACCACATCATTTAATAAAAGAAAGGACAAATATTTTTTTGAAAAGATGTCTCGTCAAAAGAAAGACGAAGATATTGTAGATTACTTTACTGCTATATTCTCTCAGTGTGATGATCCCCAGAGAGTGTGGATAGGAGAGATGATAGAAACAGGCGAGGACAAGTATAACGATTGGAAGAAAAAGATACAGAGATTAAA